GGGTATTTAGGCTTGTATTCCATTGATTTGGGTTCCAGGTAGTTGCAATCTTTATCACCAAGGTGAAAAGTATTTAATGCTTGGCGTGCTTCTTTGAGTTGGGTGTGGTCGAGTGCGAATGAGATGGGAACTTTGAAGGTTGCGATAATTGTCATGGGTGATTAGCGAAGGTGACTACTTGCCCCAGCGGGCGAGAACGGCGCGGGTAAAGGACAGCACGTCATCGCGCATGTCGCATCCTTCTTGCTTCGGATAGATCACATGCCCGTCACACATGGTGTACGAAACCTCGTGCTCGTGGGATAACGCCAGGATCTCCTCATCCGTAGGCTCCACCGGCTTGGGCTGGGCGAGGTAGGCGACGGCTTCGTCAATAAGGTCATGTGCACGTTCAATGTCTTCGATCTCTGCGTGCACGATCCAGCCTTCGAATTCATCGACCAGTCGCCGGATCAGATCGCGTGGGTTTGTGTTAGTCATGGGCGTTGAAGTGGAAGCGGCTAGTTGGTGTGGTCAAACTCTTCAAGAGCTTGAGCTATATAGAGAAGCCGAGAGCACCTAATAACGCCAGGGCTTTCTTGAAGTTGATTGATTGCCTCCCTAAACGCAGCGGCAAGAACTGGACCATCGCAGATACCACGCTCACAAGCGGAGATATCAAAGGCTCGAAAGATTTCGAGTGCTATTTTGGCGCGGGACTCTTGAGCTGCGCGTTTTACCCAGTCATCAGTCTTAAACCCATCCATGCAGTCGAGCCAAGGAGCGTCGTCTTTATCGGGGAGGTTGTGTTCAGTCATCAATAGGCTCCATTGCGATGCGAATGTTCCTGCCGAAGCCAAAAGTGCCCCAGCGAATTAGCTTTTGTTTAACTACTGCGCCGAAATCGACCAGGCCAATCACTAGAGGCACGAACTTACTCACTGGCTGTGGATCTGAATTAATCCACCACAATTCGCCGATTCGCCCTTGCTCTGAATCAATGTTGATCATTCGGGAAGCGCCTCCAGTGCGCGGCGAAGATCTTGCAGGATCTCAGGCAGGTAATACCCATCCCGCTCCATCACATCTAAGTGCTTCAGGGACTGATCCTTCAAGCTCGGCGGCTTGGGGCGGCGGGCCGTGCGGAGTCTGCTGGTGGCTGTTCCGTAACCATTCAGTATCAACCACTCACAACACGCCTCCAGCTCATGATCTGCGCCCCATTGGGCGGCGCGGGTGGCGATGTCTTGCTCGTACTCTTGCCAGCGGGGATCGTTTGGCTGGCTGAACTCTTTAATCCATTGCACCACAAGTTCAGGCGGTGGGGTGATGGGATCTTGTTGTGTCACGGGTGATCAAATAGTGGTTTCTGAAGTTGAACCCTTAAACGCCTTGGCACAGTCCTTTTCCGTGATGCCGAGTGCATCAAAGAACTCGCGCAGCTTGAAACTGTGGCTTTCGATGCCGACAAAGGAGTCGTACCACCCGCCAAAGTCAAGACGTTGAGCTGAAGGCGTCCAGGTGATGTCGATACCGCTGTGCGCGTACTCGTCCGTGAGATCAATTCTTTTGGGCATAGAAGTCTTAATGGTTACTGGGCTTCAAGCTCATCGGCGATGGCAAGGAGTTCTTGTCTCACGTCATTTGTTTTTGAAAACAGTGCCCAAGCATAACCAAAGTCAATGGTTGGGCCAACAGATTCCTCTGTAGGCTCTGGTTGCCACGGAACCACCTGATTCGCAACAGCTCGCAAAGCGGCAGCCAGGGCGTCTGTGTTGTGATAATTGTGCTTCCAGTCATGTAAAGAGTTGTCCTCAGTAAAAGCATCCAGCACTGCTTGTGCAGCGGGTGAAAGTTCAGACATTAGCCGTCCAGCTCTTTTACGAGTGTCTTAAGGGCTTTGTATTGCCCCCATGTCAGACCAAAGCGTTGTTCGCCGTTACTATTAAGGATAACATCGAAACCTTCACCGTTATGCCACATTGACATTTCCATGAAGTCATCTCCGTTAATGGTTACGTCATAGTCCGCCAGGGAGACAAAGGCTGATTCGAGCTTGTAGCGCTCGATTTTCTTGGTTGATTTCTTGTCAGACATGGGATTAGAAGTGATTACTGAGCATCGAGGCAGAACAGTTTGCGGATCCGAGCCGCTTCCTGCTCGTAAACGTTCATACCCTCAAACTCGTCGATGCCTGTAAGACGGCACATTTTTGCAAGATCCCATCGAAGACTGTCATTGAATAGACGTTCGTAAAGAAACTCTCTGATTTCGGTTTTGTGTTCGCGTTTCATTCGGGCAGTTGTTCAAGGGCGAGGCGGATGTAATGGGCGGGTTCTGTTGTATCCATTGAGTGAGCCGCACCATCGAGTAGGTGCGATAGCGCCAGTAGCGCCTGCTCTTTTAGGGTTGGCGGTTTAGGGCGGCGAGCAGTCCAGATGTCTTCGGCTAAGCGAACACGGTCGCTGGTTTCGTCGATGTAGAAAAGTCCCGCTCCGTCAATGATCTCCATGCGACATGCCTCCAACTCCTGGTCGGCACCCCATTGAGCGGCGCTGGTGGCCATTTGCTGCTTCCATGACGTGGATTTATCGTCTATCGCGTCATACCACTGTTCTACCAGCTCAGACGGTGGAATAACAGGATGTTGCTTGATCATGTGTGATTAGCGACAAGGGTTAAGAAGCGTAAAAATCGCCCAATTTCAGTGGATAGCCATATTCGTCAACCTCATCGTCATCGTCCGGTTCGATGCTGGGTGGCCATACCAGATCAAACATCTCAGGGCATTCCTGGAGATCGTCTTCGTTGGGGTCAGTTGAGGGCATGATGGGCGACCATCTGATGCTGGAGATGCCATTATAATGCAATATTCGGGCGATTTGGTATCTATCGACACAATATGTGGTGTTGAAATCTTAAAATATTGTTTACTGCGTAACATAAACGGGATTGATGTGGGATCCTAGGGGTATATATATAAGGTAGGGTGTGTTGCGATGGCTGGACATCCTGAGAATTCACCAGAAATCAACGAAGTTATTGATTTTGTCGAGAAGCAGCGGACATGTTTTGTGTGGTGTGAAGGATGCCAGATGGAGCGAGTAATGAATAGTGTATATATCCCTTATATTCCTGATGCTAAGATTAAGGAGTGTCGTTTCTGTCGTGATGTGAGGGTTATCGATTTCGGCGGTTGATCGGAAAACTAAGAGGGATCTAGATGCGAATGAATGGCATCACCGCTATTGCCATATATCAATTCGCGGTTGCTGATTGAATCGCAGGGTGGTATCACGAAAGTTGACGGGCGGATTGAGTGTACGCAGTGTCAGAAGTATCTTGTTAAGCTGTTTCTAAAGCGCATGCAAGGCGTCACAACGGACAGTGGCGCCAAGATGATCCCAACACCCGCCAAGGAGGGCAAGGAGTTCCCTGGGGCCGCTGGAGAGGCGTACACGTACCGTGGTTTCAGTCTGTTATATGCAGAAGTGCCTGATACGTACAACTTACGTACAGGAACAGACAGTGGTCTTAGATTCCAAGAGGTGACGGCACAACCATCTTGGATGCTGCCTGGACGTACTGGACATTTAAGATTTGGCTCTGACCCGATTTTATATGTCACAATAGGACGCAGCAGCGGTTTGTTTGGCGGAAACGGTATTGACGACACTATTTACAAAGAGATTGGTGGTGTGATGGTCGCGTTAATTGGCGGAGAACTGCAAAACTAAAGATGGGCAGAGATAATCTGAATACAATCATCAATCAATTAACGGCGCTTGCTGAAGAGGCAGCTAAATCAGAAGGAGAAAAATCATTCCCCGCTTCGTTTTCTCTTGGTAGATTCAGCGCCAGTGTAGTTTCGAAACCATCAAAGCAACAGATCGCTGACATCTTCAGACAGGTCAATGAGCGAGCAATTATATACATTAAGGATGCATTAAAAAAGGCCTTGGATGATGCAATGCAAGCAAATATATGGGAGGGTGGAAGTGATATTGTCGACACTGGGGAATTAATGAACTCTCTGGAGATCACCATAGAAGGCGACAGCGTTACCATGGCGTACACGTCTGAGTATGCTGCTATTGTTCATTACGGCGGATATATCAGACCTTACGGCAACGAGTCGGCCGAGAAGGTTTATATACCCGGCAGACCGTGGTTACAGGCTGTTATCGAGGGGTATGGAGGTATTGCCCCTGTAGATGTCACGGCGTTATATTACAAAGCATTGGGTGAAGTTATTGGATGACTTTTGTTTGGCATACTAGTCCGCTTAATGGACGAGTATGGCCAAGCTGCCGTTTGTTGTACAGCCAAAACTGAAGCCGATCATCGAGCGAGTAGGAACCGAGGAATCGGGGATCATCGAGATCGAAAGACGTGGCTACCTTACTGGTGCCGAAAAGTCATTTGTGCAGCAAATCCAGCAGCAAGATAATGGCACATTGCAACTAGTTGCGCTTTCGCGACGGATTGCAAAAGAGAAAAAAATTGACTTAAATAAATCTTATAATACTATTGTGGCAATTCTTACTGGTGAAGGTACCGGTAAGATTGCAAATGAGATCGAATCTGAATATGCTGAAGACATTCAAAGGGCCTTGAATGGTATTACGGCAGCTCGGGCCAAGGAGGATCTGGTGAATGCAGCATGTCTGCTGATTCATCGCGTCGACCCGGAAATTGACATCGCCGATGTCGTGGAGTTGCATCCTGATTTAATTAACGGCTTATCTGCCCTTTATCGAGAGGAAGAGGCCAGGTCTATTGAAAAGTTAAAGAACAAAGAAGATGGCAACGATTCGCAAGATGAGACGCCGCAAGTTGACGTGGATGAAATTGAAAAAAAGCAAGAGATCCAGGAAGCTCAATAATTCCTTTTGAGGAATATTACTGGCTACTAAAATACGAATTTCCTGGCGATCCAGACTTTTACCGTGTAAATTACTGGGATTTACCTTACGATTATATCGTCACGGCCGTAAACCGGATGATGAAAATAAGGCAACGACGTTTGCATGAGTACGAACGTCCGATTGCTTTGCTTACATCTCAAAATGCGGAAGTAAACAGAAACAGGAAGAAACGCAAGAAGCCTTACACGATTGATGAGTTTTACTTATATAATAACAAGGAAGAACTGAATCTGCCAAGCGCTAGATATGGAGCAGCAGCCAAGAAGCTTATCGAGGCGGGACAGTTCCCGTCGTGGGCACTGTTTATCTATAAAGATCTGGTAGCAAAAGCTGATGGCGCCCAAGCGCCAGATGACATCGCTCTAATAGCAAAAGATGCGATCATCCTAGCTCCAACGTATGAAGATTTCGAATGCTACGGGATGCTAATAGCGCTGGAGTCGGCATCAGAGCAAGTCCGATCTTTCTCAACGATGCATGGCGATTTTATAGAGCTGAAGATGCCCAAATTAGATGCAAAAGTAAGCGCTATCGAAGATATTTCGATCAGGCTGCTGCGATAGGACAGCAAGGCGCTACGCCTAATTCGTCAGCCCATAATGATATAGCCTTATTTTCGCATTCGTATTCAGAATAGACAATATTGCAGTCAGATGCAAGCCACTGTCTGATGCGCCATTCCCTGTAGACACTGTAAAACTCCTGTCTGCGATACCATGAAATCCAGTCCTCGGATCCTTTAGAGTGGTTACAGCACAGGCATGCTGGAGTTACGTTGCTGGTTTTGTCGGAGCCACCTTTTGACTTTGGCCTGACATGATCAATCGTCAGGCTGGAGTCGTCTATTGGTGGATTTCCGCAGTATGCACATTTGTTGCCCCATGCCTCTTTGATTGATTGTCTCCAGAGCCTACGAGCTTCTTTTCGCGTTAGGGCGGACATGTTGTACAGATAATCAGAGGAACATTCGTACAGGGGCAAAGAACCCTGCATTGAAGGCCGGAAGGGCATCTGTATTACTGTATTTTGGGTTGGATTACTGCACTAGACCTCAGTTCTGGAGCCATCATTGATCTATTGCAGTCGTCGTCTTATGGTTCCTTTGTTGCCTTTAATTTTTGCAAAATCGGCAATCTACAATAGGGTTCTTATTGGGCGTTGTGGCGCAATCTAAGGCTAGTTCGCCACTTAGTATTTATAATGTGCTGGTAGCAGATTCGACCTTCATGTCTTATGTTGGTCAATATACGTTTACTGACGGCAGTACTGAGGATTCAATATCTATAGTTACACCTGGGCAGGCACTGCCACAGCTTGATTCCGTATCTGGTCTTGAAGTCGTTATTCACGACATTGGCTTGATTCGCCGCCAAGATTATATAGATACTATCTCCGATCCAATCACAACCTGGAAGCTCTACTTAATAGCTTGGGAAGGGGCATCGGGGGCAGATATAACAACTGCAGGTAAACATATCTTGCGTCGATTTGGGGGCTCTAATATGATCGAAGTCTCCAGTACTGGCACCAGTATTGGTGCATTAACCCAAAGTTTAATTGTAATACCTGAAGACGGTGGAATTTTTTAATTTAAGGCAATTCGTAGTATACCGTTTGGAACCATAGGGTAACGGGGTTCATTCGCCCCGGAATTGTCCCTTCGCCCCGGATGATCTCCGGCTGGACCCATAGCAAACTTTAGTGCAGCTTTCGGGTACGACGTGTTTATCGTTCCCCTGAGTCTGAATAGCGTTGATACTGGTTTTACTGGCGTCACTACCGGCATTGGTTCGACTGGCGGCTTCATTAACCTTGGCACTGCTAACGCAAACATCATTGCCGCTGATAGCACTGTCAGCTATGCCGCTGGTGCTTTTACCGTCGAAGGCACTCTCTTCGACATGGACGGCGCTGACAAGATCTCCCGTCTTTATGGTCTGACCAACGCTTCCCTGGAGACTGACACTAACTCCGAGGAAGTGGTGACCTATGACTCGGACACCAAGGGCTTCAACCTGAGCATCCCGACCTCTAAGACCTGGAGCGTGTCGCTGGCTGGCGTGGCTGACTTCAAGGATGCTGGCTATCAGGTGATGCGTCTGACTGAGCAGAACACCGTGGCCGATGGCCTGCGTGTGAAGTTCGTGCGTCGTGGTCCTACTGGCACCGACGAGACCATCTACGGCTACGGTACTCTGACCGGTTACACCGAGTCCATTGAAGCTGGCTCGATTGTGTCCTGGGAAGCCACCCTTCAGGGCTATGGTCCGTACCGCATTGACCTGGATGCTAACGCCTGAGTTTAGCGTAGTGACGGGCCCCCATTTTGGGGGCCTTTTTTATTGAATAGCCAATCTGGCTCGGCATTCTAGAAGCAGAATCGTTGCCAACCCTGATAAATGGCGAGTAGGAACGAGATAATTTTAGAGACAAAGATTAACGCCCAATCGGCGGTAAATGAACTTAACAAAGTATTCGCTCAAGGGGCAGACGCTGCAAAAGATAATTACGAAAAAATCGCGAATCTGTTTGGCAAAAAGATTACCTTTACTCCCGCCGTACGGTTTGATGTTGATGCAGACGGCCTGTTGAAGCCGGTCGCGTATTTAAAGGAACAGGGCAATGTCTTAAAGGATGTCTATGCATTACAGGAAAGATTAAATCGTGTACAGGCCGGCAGTCTTACGAATTTAAGGCAGTCATTAAATTATGCGAAGCAACAGCGCGATGAAATCGTAAGATTAACCACAACCGTCGATGACTACGGCAGAAAAGTTAAAAGTATAAACCCTGCATGGGACGAAGCAAACAGAAGGGTACAATCGCTAAGCAAGCAACTTGAAATAGCCGGTGCCAGTAATTTTTGGCAGCGCTTAAAAGCTGAATTTAACCTTGGCCCGATTCTTTCCGCCGGTGCTGGCATTAACAATATTGTTAATACATTCCAGAGCCTGGCAATTGTTCTTGGAGCAGTTCAGGCTCCAATTAAAGCTTTTTCTACGGCTCTTAATGAAATTCAGCAGATTGATTTAACATTCAAGGGTATTGGTCAGGGGCCAGCGGAGGTCTCCAAGGTGTTTTCTGATTCCAGTCAGATTGCCTTAAAGTACGGAGCCAACTTGCAGTCGATACGCGAAGGCTTCCAGCAGTTAACACCTGTGATTCTGG